GCTTTACCAATGATGTCGCCGCTGCCAGAAGACGCTAGGCCAGTAAGATCCATAAGGATGCTTGTGTGCCACATGCCACCAGCTTGAGTAACAGTAGATGCATATATAGTGCCGGTTCCGGTAGTAATACCAGTGCCTGCTTCTGGGCCTGCATTTCCTGTGAGTGTTGTTACGCCAGTTACACCAAGGGTGCCGCCTATGGAGGCGTTAGTGCCGTAAGTAGAATTAGTAGTTACCGCGCCGGTTGTTGCGCTTTTGGTAATATCTGAAAATCCGTTCTCTGAGCGTACTGCTCCAGTAAAAGTTGTATTCGCCATGATTATCTCCTGTCGTGGCTAATGTCAGATACGGGATGTACCTGTCAGGGATAAAACAAATATACACAAAAAGAAAAGGGGCAACAAGTGCCCCTTTCTTAATAGCTAGCTCAAAAGAACTAGGCTCCGGGTGTGCCGATAACGGAACGCCAATCAGATACGCCGAACGAATAACGTTCGCGTGCCTTGAAGCGCATGTTACCTGTATCAAAGTCACCTTCCATCGCAGTTTTGATGGGAGTTCTTTGAAACAATTTAAAGCCACTTGGAGCGTCAGTCTTTATGAAGTATGCGTCTGTGTCCGTAAGGAAGTGGTTTACAACCGCTCCTTCTGGAAGCATTCCCATAGACTTCATAGCGTTGACATCGTTGTCAGCCGTGCTTGATCGCAGTGTAGAGTTCATAACTCTTTCTGCAATAAATTGAAGCTCTTTAGGAATTACTAACTTCATTCCACGAACTGCAATCTTTAAGCCACGCTCATCGGTGAAGCCTGCGATATCAATTAGCATCTGCTCAAGAGATGTTTCGTTGAGATCGGCGGCTACTGTCAATACGTTTGACTGATCACCTGAGATTGACGGGTGATCTGCTGCACACAATGCCGAGCCGTCACCGATAGGCGAAGCAGTGCTGAACGCATTGTTCAGTACGCTTGCTGCGCGGATTTGCTTGGTTTGTGACATAGATCGTGCCAATGCACGGGTGTAGCGTGCTGCCAGCTTGTCGTAAAGGTTATCTTCAATAGCTTCCTCAGTGATCGAAAAGGCTAGTGCAATAGTTTCATGTGAGTAGCGTGCAGTATAAGTCTCCTGCGCTTGGTCAAATGAAATTGAACCACCTTCAGATTTAACTGGGGCCGTACCAAAGCCAGAAAGCATTACTTCTTCTTCAAACGCTCTGTCCGAAGACTCTTCGTCAAAAATTTCAGAATGCTCTTGGTCGTATCGATCATACTCTAGGCCGAACAAAGCGTTTAGGCCGGGTTCAAGCTCTTTCGCCAGTTGGGCGCGTGTAATAGGCATTGAATTTCTCCTACCTTATATGCCAGTTGTAGTGGCTGTAGTTTGTGAATCGAATCTCGCATTCGGAGAGTTATAGTGTGCATTTAATCGCACAATCAAGCCAATTCCTGCTGAAGCAAAATCACTGTTAGCATCGTCATCAACGATACCCATGATTTTCAACGGCAGCGTAGCTGTAGTTGCGATTGTAGACACGCCTAACGCCGAGTTAGAGCGACCTGTGTCGGTTGAACCGGTTCGAGCAGAAGTGCCAAGACTAGCATTAGCGAATACTGCCGCCAGAGCAGTAGCTCTGTTGGTAATAGTTGCGTCTGTAGCGACTTGAAAAGTTTGCATCGGATTATCTGCAACGAGTGCTTTGACAGGAAAATTCGTGTCAACGCTTACGCTGTTAGATCCGGGCCAATAGTTAAGGAAAGTGGGCTTCTTAGTTACAGAATCCACATATTCAACACCAACTAATACACCGAGGGCTTGCGTAGTGCCGCCATCAGTTGCGCCTGCTTGGGCAATTACCCCAGCAGCTAACGGAACAACGATGCCATATTGAAATATAGCGCCTGTGTTATCCGAAGCGATTTCGTATTGAGTTAGACCATTTGAATTTGCGGCTGCTCCTACTAGTCCAATAGGACGAAGCCCGTAAGCAGTTTCTTGATTTGCCATTTAATTGCTCCTAAAAGCGTTACTTACGAGGACCACCAAAAGTTACACGGGATTGACGTTCTGGTTTGTCAATCACCATAGTCGAGTGTGCATTTTCGCGAAGAATGTCCGTTTCAACCGCTTCTATCTGATCTGCGCTCTTCCGTTGGAAGTACTCAGTTCTTTCAGCTACGGTTTCTAGCGGTATTCTTGCTAGCAACAATCCGCCTACACCAAACACGCCTTCATATTTCCCTGTTTCTATAGTAGGTGCCTCAAAATCAGGATATTCATCGCGTCGGACTAGTTCATAGCCTTCTCTAATACGGGCAGAAATATTGGTGCGGTCTTCAAAACCACGCACTTCAGCACGTATCCAACGATGTTTATACCCTTCTGGCGCAGGGGGCGCGTCTAACTTAGACGGTGGACTCCAAGGCGTTCTTCTTGCCTTTGCAGCCCGTGATGATTTAGCGCGGGAAGTTCTCTTGATAGCTTCAATTTCATCATTTTGATTATCTGTCATTGTTCTTCCTTCACGTATTTAGCGTACTCTTCGAGTGGCACTCCCAATCTTTTTGCAATGGTAACTTGGCTCGGGGAGAGACGAACCTTTTTACCGCGTCCTGTTCCTTTAGAGCGAGATACTCCCGCTACAGTCTGACCAGAACGATTTTGTCTTGTTGTTCCTTCGTCCGGAAACCGGTGAGGAAACGCATTTTTCATGCGAGAATCTAACGCATCATAGTAATCATTACTAGCTGGGTCAAACCCTTCTTCTTGAACTAATTTCTTGTGCAAACCAAAGGCTGCAAACGTCATTGCGTCATCTTCGCCAAACCAATCGTTTTTAGAAGCCCATTCTTCGGCTTTTTGATCGGGTGCGGCCTGTCGAGGGGCAGGTTGGTATTGCTGTTGTTGCGCTTGCTGTTGAGCGTAAGCTTGTTGTTGCTCCGCTTGTGCGGCTTGCGCGGCTCTACTTGCTTTAGCTTGCGCATGTTTATCCGCAGCTAACGTCAATTGAGTAATTCTTTCTTGAGCCTCCATCTGGCGATCTGTGTCACCCGTTTCAATAGCAGACTTTAATTCATCTTTAGCTCGGGCTTGTTCCGAGGTAACTCTATGTCCGTACTCATCTATGTAGCTACGGTCTAAAGTTTGAAGCCTTTGCTTAACATCCGTGTTTTCAGCTTGAATGTTTTGAGCATAGCGTAGTGCTTCTTCACGCTCTCTTTCGGCTTCTTTAGCTCTTTTAGTAAGCTGGTTGATGCGTTTTTGAACTGAGTTACTGTATTTATCATGTTCATCGTCGCTTTCACTTTCCAATACTACGTTCGGCGTACTGGATTCATCCGAATCTTCCTGCTCTAAAATTATATCTTGAGCTTCTTCGGTAAACTCCAGATCTATCTGTCCATCGTCGGCCTCATGGGCCTTTAACTTTTCACTCATCTGCATGTCCCTTAACTATGGTGTATATCGTTAGGATCAAGAATTGTGGCTAAAATCTCATCATCATTGAGAATTCTAACCTCGCTGCCAAAGACAGCGGCATCTTCCCCGTTCAAACGGAATCTAGAACCGGCGTAACGAGCAAAAATTACCCATTTTCGTTCTTCACACCACGGCCCGCGGGGGTACTTTTCGTCATCTTTATAGGCATCTGGCCCAAGTTTAAGAATGTAACCCACGTTAGTTTGAACAGCGTCTTCTTCTAAAGTCTTGGTATTTAACAAAATACCGCCTTTACTTCGTTTCGGCGCTCGAAACGGCATAATCAAGATCCGCCAACCGGTTGGTTGAGGAAGTCTTTCAATTGCACTTGCGGTAATCAAAGTGGGGTCTAACACGCGCTCCTCTTCGGGAACGTATAGCTTGGATAAATCCAAGGGTTCTTTACTTTCAGACATCCATATATTCCTGTTTGTCTAGCATTTCAGAGAGTTCTACAAGAACGTAATCACAATTGCGGATTTCGCCCATGCACTCCCGATAATGTTCCATATCTTTAACGCCACCCTCTGACATAAGTTCAGAGATCTGGCCCTTGCGATCAAGCAGCGTCTTGCGAACAAACTGCACGATATCGATACCGTCCATGCTAATTATCCTTAATTATCTGACGATATCCGATATTGTCGCTTCTTTTATATGGGAAAGCAAACAAGCAATGCCTTTAACAGCTTGTGTAACGCCCGCCACGCTCCGCAGCACCCATGCCCTTCTTAGTGCCTCGGGTAATCTTACCCATCATGGTGTTAGGCGTTTTTTCTTCCTTTAACTGAGCGTATGGAATACTGCCTTGGCCTTTGATTTCTGCTTTGTTCACAGGCTTAGGCGGTTCTTGGATTGGTCCGCCCATTATTTTAACTACTCCGGTCATAAATCACCTTTTTGAGATTGTTGTTTTAAAAGTTCACGCTGCATACCCGCATCTATACGTGCCGCAGTCATGTTTTCTTGGCTTTGTAGCCGTTGCTGGAACTGAGCTTCTCTTTGAGCAAGCTTCTCACGGTCTAGTTGAAGCTGTTGCTCCTCCATAGCCATGTCATTTTGCTCTTGTTGCGATTTAAGCTGCAACTCCTGTTGTTTCAATTGAATCAACGGATCTGGTGCTTGCTCTTGCCCGCCACCTTGTATCTGCTTTCCAAGCTCTACAAGCTGTTGCGTGCCTTGTGCTACAAACTGCGCCAACATAGCTTGGTACTGTAGGTTTGTTGCAGGATCTTGCAACGCTACGTTTGGGTTTTGTTGAGCAAATTGCTGGTCCGCCTGCTCTTCTGCCTGCAACTGTATGTGGTTTAACAGGTGCTTTTGCATAGCTAGCTGCACATTTGGCATCTGAGACGCAGATCCACCCGTTATAAACAACAAGTGCGATTGCATGTGCGCCATGTGATTCTGACCCTTAAAAGCCTGTAAAGCCCCATTTTCAAGCGCATCTATGTTTTCTTGCGCCGGATCTTTAGGTGAAATCTCATTTGGCGTGTCTGAAATCAATATCATGTCAGTGTTTTTAACGCCCAAGGCATCATAAACACGGCGATATACTTCTGGGATGTTGTGTATATCCGGAGCCTGCATAGCCATTTGAAGCTCTGTCTGAGCTAAAGCAATACGCTGGCTTTGAGAAAAGATATTAGGGTCTGAAACAGGTAAAACATCTACCTTGTCATCAAAATCCGTTGCTTTAACGGTGGCTTCTGCGCCCGGAACGTCATACGGATAGACCGGAGGAAGGCTTTCTTCCATCACCCGCGCTAAAATCTTAAACTCAGTCTTCATCGCATAATGTAAACGCTTGTGAATTGCGCTCATTACCCGACTACCCTGCTCCAATAACGCAACAGTAGTACCGACAGCCGCGTTTTGATTGCCATCACCGACCTTCATGTCAGTTATCGTGGCAAAACGTTGCGCCGCATCTACTACAAAGCCTAAAAGCTGGTATAGCGTCTGGTCTGGCCCTTTGAACGGTAACGGCATCAAGCTGTCACGTATTTGACCACCCGGAGCGTCTACATCTCTAAATTCACCCGGCTGTAGCGGCGTATCATCGTCCCTGATCCGCAGGCCGCGTGCCTTAAAGCCCGCAGGAAGGTTAGATAGCGTACCCGCATCAATCAATTGCCGCAGTGCAGCAGTCGCGGTGCGCGATAAACCACCGATAGTATGGATCAAACCTAAGCCGTAGAAGCCAAAGCCCGGAAGAAACTTGTAGTGAACAAAGTACTGAATCTTAGTAGTTAACGGGTCTTCTTCCTGATAATTACGTCGAATAGACAAAACTTTGTTGTTTTCTTCACTAATAGTGACGATATACGGCACTTTAATGCCTGTTTCTTCACCCTCTTCGTCTTGATGCTCATAGCCCGGTAGGTCTAAGTCAGCGTGAAACTCTAAAAGCGTGCAGTCGTAGTCCACATTAGAGGAACTCATGCCGTCTATGTAGTCAATTTCTTCTGAAATGCTGGAAGTACCTTGCTGAGACGGTAAAACAGGAACGTCTCTATAGAAACCACTTACCTGCTGCTTGCGCAAATCGTTTAAAGAAGTACGAACAACGTGTGTTACACACGGGCAAGTCAACAAATCAGTTGTTTCATACGGTACAACAAGGTATTCCGCCGGTACAAACTTGCTTACAGGACGGCCCAGCGTGTCATCAAAGTACACTTTCTTAAACGTGCTACCCGCCAACGGCAGGTTAAACAACATCTGGTCAAATTCTGGCGTGTATTCTTCCATTACGTTAGTAATGTAGTAGTTCATAAAGTTTTTAACGCGAGAAGCCTGCTCTACTTTGGCGTGAGTCTGTGACCCGAGAACCGAGGTCCGTACAGGGCCGTCAGGGGGTAGTAGCTCATTAAAGGCTTGTGCTTGAAACTGTACAGCCGCTTCGGCCAACACGGGGTGTGTGACACCGGTAGCGCCTCTAAACGGCATTGTGCGTTCTTCGTACTTGAACCCCAGTAGCTCTAGGCCGTTGGAATACGTCTCTTCCCAATCTTGGCGAGATGCCTTGTTCGAGGTGTACTGGTCCATCAAGTCGTTTGACACTTCAGCAAGCTCGGAATCCGATAAAAACTCGGCCAAGTTGTCAAAGAAATCATCTTCACGTTCTTTGTTACGCAGCGGATCAAAGTCAAAAGTGACTCCACCGTCTTCGTCTTCGGTGATCTCAATGCCTTCAATACTTAAAGCACTGTTGGTTTCTAAGCCACTGGGTAAAGCTTCAACTTCTACAGCTAAAAGCTCTTCGTCCCCAAGCTCCATGCCTTCTCGTTCCATTAACGATACGGGAGGTCTGTTTTCATTTGCCATAGATATTTACTCTTGCTTACGTGTTGCTGTTTAAGACATGCCCGATTCAGTATTTATGTTCATATCTTGCAGCCGTGGAAGACCATTATTAATGCGATAGGTGTTAATCGACCTAAGCTCTTCCAAAGTATAGCCATTTCTTGTTGCAAAATCTGCTTCGTACTGTTGGTATGCAACATTATACTGTTCTTGCCCCGTTCTTTCGGTTCCGGGCATATGGAACGATCCACCGGGAAGATAATCAGCTCGTTGTGGAGCAAAACCGCCGCTGCCGTAGTTAAGGTCGTTATAATCTATTGTTGTGTTTGCGTCAAAACCAACTTCCGCGGCATCCGTATCCGCTAAATCTTCTACATCAACAGTGCTCAAATCTAACGAAGGCAGAGATTGGTAGATCTCAGGGACGTAAACATTGTCCCCGGTTATCTCAGGTGCGCCGGGATACTGGTACTGCGTAGGGTTAATGACCATGCCTTGCGTGGGTGTATAGCCGCCCGTCTGAGTTTTAATCACATCCGAAATGTCAAAGTTAGGCCGAAGCTCTTGCAAATAGTTGTAAGGTTGTGCTTCCGGTACTGCAAAAGTTTCGGGTTGTGTAAACAAAGTTTGAGGAGTATCTACCACCGTGGCCGCAGGAGGCGTGTAAACCGACTCAGTAGGCGGTGCCGGAGGATTGTAAACCGAAGGCGGTAACGCCGTTTCTACTCGTTCTTCTTCCGGAACAAAGTAATTAGGCGGGGCTACCGCAGGCGCTACCGGAGCAGTCGGATACGTTATCGGGTTAGGAATTGGTTCGGAGACAGCTACGGGTGCCGCGGCTACCGGGGTAGTTGCTACCGGTGTTGGCGCTACGGGAGTGGGTGGCACCGGAACAGGCGCAACCGGTGTTGGCGCAACCGGCGCTACCACCGGA